CTTGTTCCACTTCCATCAAGGCATCAGGAACAATCCAAGGTTCACCAGACTGGCTTGTTGTCAAGTATTTCTTAGCGATTTTTTCCCGACCTTCCACGGTTCCAAGTTCCTCACTTGAAGAGTCTACCTTCACAATAAGGCTTGGAACGTTTTTCCCGTTCATAAAGCCCTTCTTGGTCTGTGTGGCCATGTTCAAATTGCGTACAATGTCTTTCAATGCCAATCTAAAACCGGTCCCAATATAAGGCCGGTCTGGATCAGGATTGATGGCGAAGTGGACCACTTCATCTGGATTGAAATCAGTGTCCCTGAAGTGGATCATATATGTCAGATCATTACTTTTGAACGACACTTCCGACATTGGGAACGGTCTGAGGTTACTGATGTAGTCAGTCATGGGGTCATATTCCACATGTAGCACAGAATTCCCATCGCCAAACAGGAGTAAGTCCCTGACAATCTTGAAGATCCATGATTTTCTTGTCATGTGATCACAAGGGTTGATGTCAATCTTACGGGCTAACCCGTCCTTGATCCGTACATCACCGGATTCTGTATTCTCCATGAGCTGGATAGTCATGTTTGAAACCATGTCAGCAATTTTATTGACTGCCATGATCACATCTGGATTCCTTGCTAATGGAATATAGCCATCACCGTCATACATGATGCCCAGATCTGAATTCCCAAAACTTGTGAACATTGTCTGAGACTTGCCACGCTTGAATAATTTGTCAAAGATTCCCATATTTCTCACCTCCTTTCTATCTAATCAAAGTAAGCCATCACATTCTTATTCTTACCAAGGTTAGCCAGCGCCTGAATACAAGCGTAAACACTCGCATCAAACAAGTCAATTCTTGCTGTACCGCCATCCCCGTCTAATTTCTCATACTGGACAGCATCATCTACTTTCTCGATGGCTCTGACATTGCTGACACAATATTCATAAGCGTCCGAATGTACATAATAAAATTCTTTATTCTTCACTTTCAATTCAATTCTTCTGAATCCCTCTGATTTCAAATAGAATAGCTGAGGTTGGTCAATCATTTTGAATTTGGCTTGTTTCATTTTGAGCATGAACTCTCTACCAAATTTCCTATCCATACCGACAGCAGCAATTTTGAAGCCTTTCTGTCGCATCTCTATGAACCATTTAACAATGTCATCATAGAGAACTGTTGGAGTGTTGCTCATGGTCAGCCAGCCATCTGATTGCCACCCAAATAGTGGGATACCATCATCATTGGCTTTCTTCTGAGCATTAATACGAGGGAAGAAAGCGTGTGTGATACAGATATCAACATCTTTTTCACCGTCATTGTAAACCCCGTAAAGAGCAGCAGCGGTCAAGTCATGCAGTCTTGAAAGGTCAGCTCCTCCATACCAGCGAATAGGAAGCCTTGCAAGCTCCTCAATTGTCCAGTCATAGCAGTCATCACTAGCAATGAACTCATCTGGATTGAAATAAGCGTTCATTGAGTTAGTGAAGACATTCAATGTTTTGTTGAAAAACTCGTTTCTGGTCTGTGGGTCGTTCAAGGCCTGTTCTGCTTCTTCCTTGAGAGCCTTGAGCGATACAGTTACACCCCATGACGGATTGGCCATCTTCAACACATTCTCATCCAAGTAGTCTCCCACATCTCCATCAGTAGCCTGATTGGCTTTGCAGATGAAAATGAAGAATGAATCATCTTTGACTAGCTCTTTCAGGACCTTCTGACAATATTTCAGACGGTTAGCAAGGAAGCCTGTTGGAATGTCCCCGGCTGTTGAAATAACAAAAAGCATACTGTTCCGGTATGCTGACATTGTTTTCTTCATAAGACCGTATTTCTTGGAATTTCTCATGGTGTGTGCTTCATCTAGGATGATGACATTTCCATTGAGAGAGTCAAGCCGGCTTTCATCATTGGCTAGTGCTTGGATGAAAAATGAACCTTCCTCGCCAAAATTGGCAGTGATGGAGTGTTCTTGGTTGTTATCTTTGATACGGATGTTCTTGTCATTCCATCGCTCAACATTGAACCGCAAGAAGCCAAAGGCTTCCAAGGCTTGCTTGACTGAATTGGCTACAATATAGCATTTTGAACCGCTATCTGTATCAAGGATCTGATAAGCAAGAGCGATTGCAGCAGTGAAGGAAGTCTTGCCATTTTTTCTAGCAAGCATGATCAAGGCTTCCTTGAAGCGTCTCTCATTCGTTCCCTTGATATAGAATCCAAAGAGATTGACCACCACAAAATGTTGCCACGGTTGAAGTAACAATGGCTTGTTACGGATTGAGACCGCAAACATATCATCACCCTGCTGATGGACAATTGTGTTTTCGATGAAATGAACGACAAAATCAACCATGTCTTCATCCATCTCGAATTCTGGATTGTCTAAATCTCTCAGGAAGCGTGATGCAGCCAAAATGTTCTCTTCACAATGCTCTTCCTGATGGTCTAGAACGTGTTGAGCGTATTTTTTAACTTTCTCCACGTTACCCATCAGCTTTCACCCGTTTCTTCTTGATCTCATCCTTGAATTTCAGAACCTCTGTGAGAACTGATCCATTGTCTTGCTCTACCACTTCACCCAATGATTTAGGATTCATCATCAGTTGATTGGAATAGCTGAGTATGTCTTTCCGTAGGATTTCCATCGCTGTGAGGATTGGGACCTTTCGCTCATTCTCAGCTCCTGCCTTGTTCACATAGATATCTGTGACAGGGTAGCCCATCTCAGCATAATCTTGAGCAAGTTTCTGATACTGATATAGCATGCCTGCAAAGATGTCAATGATCATGTCAAATTCTTTGCGATAGGTCCCAAGCTCTTTCATCTGTTTGATGACTTTTGACTTGATTGACTTAGCTGTTACTGGTTTTGCCAAAAACTAGGCCTCCTTCCTGAAATCCCTTTAGTTTTTATCCCCTTTTTGTCTGAGCGGTCCCGACTTGGAAAAAGTTCCCTTCACCGGTTCCCAGACGCTCGAAAAAATTTTTTTTTGATGGGGGGATAATCGAAAAATTCAAAAATTGAAAAATTGAAAATTTCGATTTTTACAAAATTTCATTTTTTCGATTTTTGTAAAAATTTAAAAATTCCCTTTTTCGTTTCTTTTGCCAAAAAATTCCTTGACCAATAACTTTATCATTCTTTCTGTCATGAAAAGTATTGTGTCGCTTGTTAGTGAGAGGCAAGCAATTCCATTCTTGGAATTCTAGTTCAGGATATTCAGATACCGGAAAAATATGATGAACCATTTCAGCAGGTTCTGATATTCCGTACCTCAAACTTTCCTGACAAAGATAATTATGTTTTCTTAGAATCTTATCTCTGAACTTCTCCCACTTCTTTGTCTTCAAAGAAGGTCTGACAATTTTGTTATACATATAATCCTCCTCACACAAAAAGGACAGCCAATCTCTTTGGTCTGTCCCTCTCATACTTGAAAGCTATGCTATCATAATATTTTATTTTACGTGAGAAAACAAGAGCTTATTTTCTCATCTTTCAATCCATCTTAAAATTATCCCCAATCTTAAAATGTTCAAAATCTTTTTTGCTCACCTTAAAATCTTCCTCGATAGTTTTGTTTCCTGATTTTCCTTTAACGGTTATAACATATTTTCTATCAGTTTTCATTGGAACTAATATTGTTGTCTTGCCAGATGAAATTGGCATCAATATCATTGTTGGTTCCTCTATATGTTTATCAGTGATGGTTCCGCTTGAAATCTTATGGCATGATGCTAGTAATATTCCAAAAGCTAAAATGCATAAAATTTTAAAATATCGCATCACTCTACTTCCTCGATTTCTTCGATAATAAAGGCTACTAGCTCTCTGGGGTTAATGCATATATTAGCAATATGCATTAGATGACCATTATTAAACTGACTAACTAAACGTTTGATATCTGGTTGTTTCGCATCGTAAGCCTCGGCAGTCTTATTATTCGTTAAATGAAAAATGATTTTATTTGTAGTCATCATTCCACCTCCTCTATTTCAATTCCTTCACAATCGAACACCCAACCAAACCCGGCTTCTTCAAGTTCTTTTTTGGTGTGTTCTGTACGAAATTTTTTATCTAGCTTTATTGACGATAACACCCAAGCGTGTTGAAATTTGATAAAGTTTAAGTAATTAAAATCACCACTTTCCATCCCTTTAAATCTTACATAATACCGTTTCTCTTTCTCGGCCTCGTAGCCGTCAAGCCATGCACGGGCAAAAAGTTCCATGTTGTCATCTTCTCTAAACCAATAATCAAGTTTTTTTTGGTTTAAAGAAATGCCTTCCATTGCGCCGAATAAATGGAAATCATCATTCTTACATTCCTCAATCCAATCCGCTACAAACTTCGGTACTGTAACTTTCTTCGGTTCGTCTAGTTGCTCGATCAGATCAATAAAACTTTTCTTTCCCATTTGACTGATAGATACATATTCCATTTCTTCAAAATGTTTTATCAATTCCTGTTTATTCATTCTTCCATCTCCTTTGGTGGTTTTGGATAACTCATCCAGAATACTGTATCTTCGTAAGTGTTTTCAAATCCAATACCGTTCCCGAAATCAATCCAGATGTCAGTGGTTATCTCTTGTGTCTTTGGATTATATACAAGAACTTCCTCGTCAATTTCTGGAGTTTTACCTTCCCAAACAGAATCGAATCCATCGCCAAATATTTCTTTATCGTCTTCATAGATATCTCTGGTTGTCAATTTATTCCATTCATAAAGCGCCACAGTTATGTCTGATGTTCTTTTTGCAGTAGCCATTTTTTATCCTCACTTTCACATATCTTATATTTTGTTAAGCTCGCCTTGCTTCTGAAATCCTTTAAGAATATGGCTTTCATTCGTTTCTCTTTTTCTAGCTTATGCTTAACTCATTGTGTTAATGTCAAAAATATAAAAATTAAATAACAAAGTTTCTTAAAGCGTCATCTAGTTCAGCTTGTTCGATACCAATATATCTCAGCGTTATGGCTGGAGATGAATGATTGAACATCTTCTGTAGTGTGCCTACATCCTTTGTTTTGTTATAGTATTTATATCCAAATGTCTTGCGCATTGTGTGAGTCCCCACATTGTCAATGCCCAATTCTTCAGCGGCTTCATGGATGATCTGGTAGGCTCGTTCACGAGTGATGGCCTTATTTCCTCCTTGCCTGCTCTTGAATAAGAAATGATGGAATGGCTTCCCTTCAACATACTTTCTCATTTCTCGTTTCAGTTCTTTTGTCATCCTACGAGAAATCTGTTTGCCAGTCTTTCTCTCTCGTAGCTTGATGTGCCATCCCTGAACATCCTTGACTTTGAGTGTGAGGATGTCACCAACACGCAAGCCTGTATTGAGACCAGTGATGAATAGCATGTAATACATTTCATTCCACTCTCTCAGGTAGTCCTTCATGGCTTGAATGTCATCTGTGTCTTTTATGGGTGAGACCTCTTCCATACGCTTCCCCCTCTCTATATTAAAATTGATTTTCATAAGGAATTGGGAGTGCAGGAATCGAACCTGCAACTAATTGATTAAAAGTCAATCGCTCTACCATTTGAGCTAACTCCCTAACCACTATTAGGAGACCCTCTCATCCATGATGTGATTATCATGAACAAGATTATAGTATTTTATTTTGCGTGAGAATACAATGTCTTATATTCTCAATTTAGAGTACACCTTTCATTCTGGCATACGTTTCCAAGATGCCAGCACGCTTGCGGTAAATCGTGGCATTACTGACAAATTGCTTTTCTGCAATTTCTTCCCAATCAAGATTGGCTTGTCCCCATCTTAGATAGAAGATGTCAAGTTGTTCGCCTGTCAATTGCTTCTTAAAGGATTCGACAGTCTCTTTGAACAGCTCAAGATTCTTTAATGTCACATCAGTAGCAAATTTCATCACTGTGTTTTCTGTGGGCTTGCTGATACCAGACTTCCCACCCCCAACAAGATCATCACCGTTCTTTGCCATCAATTCTGCTTTGCGTGTCCAGATCGCCCGGTCAATTCCACGAAAATTGAATAATTCTTGATCAAGGTTAAACAATTCTCTGTTGTTTAATTTTTTCATTCAATAACCTCTCTTTGATAGATTTCAACTATCCCCTTACCTTTTAATTTCTCACAGTGAGCAAGTGCTTCATGTCTTGTTTCAAATTCAGCTTCAGTGTATTCAGCTAAATACTTAGGATCAATCCAGCTTGCGTGTCCATGATATTTTCTTACAACATACATCTTCATTTCTTTCTCCTGGTTTTAAAAACTACACTGAAGGCCCACAGGAAGCCAGCTCCCCAAATGATTGAGAAAAGTGTGAATATAAAATCTTGTAATTCCATCAAATACTACTCCGTTTCTGTTATGTGCTCAGTTGTAGTCTCAAAAAATCTTTATAAATTTTTGTAAATATCTCAATAACTAGTTTTTGCGGGATGTTAGAACGTTCATTGTATGATTAGGAAAAATTTCCCCATTCAATTTCTTGCTTGATAATGTCGTTCTTTAAACCTAAATATAGATTGCTTGCAAATTTCGTTGGTTTCTGTAATGGGTAATCATAATTGTTATACCTTGTAAGATTTAGGTAGGGCAGTTTAAAACCTATGACCTCATCGATATATTTCCATAAGCGGCCACTTGCTGGATTTTCAATTACAAAATACATAGGCTTATAACGCTTGATGATTTCAATGGTGTTAAAAGCACATAATTCCCCGTTGATTCTCTTCATGAATTGACGATCATATTTGTAATTGATATAAGCTTCTTCATAATCATAGGCATTTCTTATTGTAAACATACTGGCTTCTTTCTGAGGAGTGAACAGACTGTCTGATAAATCCTCTTGTTTCCAGCAAGCATTTCCTCCGGTCATTGCGCTTGCATTCGACCAGCTTTCACAAGGAGGACTTGCTATGATTAGATCTGGCTTTGGTAGCTTATCCAAAGTATTAAACAAGGTATTATCCCCAAACAGGCGACTATAATCAGCAAGATTCAAATTTATAAAGTGATTATTTCTTTTCTCAATATCTATCCCTATTGGATATACATCAATATTGCATAAACCTTTTTCATTTAGTTCCTTAACCCCTTTTGTATAGCTACCATTTCCACTGTCAAAAAGTGCCCATGTAATCATTTTTTTCAACTAGTTCTCCTTTTCATCTTTCAGGTATGAAGTATCTAGATTGGTATCGTTCAGGCTGTTTCATCCCTCAACCTCCTAAATTACTGAATGGAACTTCCCATTGATAATCAACGTATTCAAGACAAACATCTTTGATAATTTCACCTTTGGAAATTTCAATTTCCTGTGTGAATTCTATGCCACGCTCAAACGTAAAAATTTTAATATCAACATCAAACTTACTTGAAATTTCTTGATAATTTTCTGGAATAGCACTCCACGCTTGCTTGAAATTATCCAGTTCAATGGTACAAAATTTTTCTTCAAGCCAAACTTCTATTTGTTTTTGATTGATAAACGCTCGTCTTGTCCCATTGATGTAAAAATAGGGACCTGTGCTGTTGAATATAAGTAGAGTGCCATCATATTCATCTTTTAGTGTTACAGTGTCGCTTAATAGCATTTCTTTCAATGCTGATGCAATATTTTCGCTTCTCCCTCTTAATTTAAGAGATCCTTCGGCCCAATTTGGCATGATTTTCTTCTCCTTTTGTTTTATTAGAATGGTAATTTGTCATCTGTAATGTCCATAGGGCTGGCAAAACTTGGTGGCATCTGTTCCGTCATGCTGTTTTGATTTGCGGTATTGTCACGCTTTTCAAGAACTTGGAAATTTTCTGCGACCACTTCAGTCACATATACACGTTGTCCTTGTTGGTTCTCGTAACTTCTTGTTTGGATTCGTCCAACAATTCCCACAAGCATTCCTTTTCTTGTCCAATTGCAGAAGCGTTCTGCTTGTTCTCGCCACATCACACAGTTGATAAAATCTGCATCATACTCATCATTTGCATTCTTGAAATTGCGATTGCATGCAATATTGAATTGAGCAGTTGCAATGTTGTTGGGTGTGTAGCGTAGTTCTGCATCTCTGGTCAACCGACCAATAAGAGTCACATTGTTAATCATTATTATCCTCCGACATTATTCATTTCAGCAGCTTCCTTGAGAGCTTCTGCTTTCTTGCGTTCCTGCATTTGATATTCTTGATTTAATTTATTCAAGATTGTATCTTGTGCAGTATTCTGTTCAGCTAATCTCTGGATGCTCAATTCATGTTCCTGAATCGTCCATTCCATATCTTTGATCTTATTCTCTTGATCAACTAATCTAGAATTGATGTTGATAGCAATGACTAATGAAATAGCTGCCAATGCTATCAAGTTGATAATCAGCCAATTGATTTTACTTTTCATTTTCAATTACCCTTTCTAGCCTAAACTGACCAGCTTCTCTTCCTCGTTCATTCAAGTGTATATAATACTTGAGAAGTGAGACATCTTTCCCTGTGATCTTGCTCAACTCTTTCAGTGGAGCTGTACAGATGTATTTTCCTTGGTCAAAGAATCTATAATCTGTCAATTCTTCTGGATCTCCCATCAATGTCTTCTCATCAATATTGAAGAACATACACAATTCATGGACATGAGCTGGTTTTATATCGTCTTTTGTGATCCACTGCTGAATTGTATTTTTATTTCTGTTCAATTTCTTTGACAGTTCTTTGCGTGTCAATCCTTTACCAAGAATCAGCAATTGCAATTGTTGACGGAAGTGATCCATCTGATTTCTTGTGTAATCTCTCATGCTGTCACTCCTGTTCATGACTATTTTTCAAATCCTCAATGAGCCATTCAAGATATTTCTTAGCCTTATCCAAATCTTCAAGCCCGTTCTTCTTCTGGAATCTACATAGATACTTGATAGCATTTCCCCAATAGAATCCCTGAACCCCTTTCAGATTTCCTGCAAAGTTCCGGATGACATCAATGGATTCCAGACCATATTCACCACAATAGTGATTTGGCTTATTTACTGAATCATTCATCTCTTCTAAAATCTGTTCAAATGACCGTTCTTTCATTTTAGTCTTTCCTCCTTGATCCAAATGCCATCAACCAATTTTCCTTTGCGGTCCTTGATTTCTTCATAGGCTTTATTTAAGCACTCAACAAAGTCATAGTTGAGCATTTGAGAAATTCGCATCAACTCATGTACTACGCTTTTAAGTTGGTAGCCTTGGCGGTTGAAATAAGATGCCAGAGCTTGATCCATCATCAGTACAAAATAATCTTCTGTTTTTGCAGCTTCTGAAAAAATGAATTTCTCTTGTTCTGGGAAGATTTCTTTTGTGTTGATACCAAGTTGAAGAGTTAATCCAATCAATACAACAGTGATGTCTCCAATACTATCTTTGGTCACTTCTTCATCTTTTTCAGCAATTCCTCTCGACAGCTCCCCAATTTCTTCATAGAGTTTCAGGAATTGCTTATTGGGTTCTTGAGTGTGTAAGTTGCGATCATAGAACCATTTTTGAACTTTTGAAATTAGATCCTTTAATTTGTTGTTTTCCATTCGTTAATACCTCCGACTTTCCATAGTTTCAGGAAATTTAAAAATGTGCTTGCTTGCTCCCTTGAAGATTCGATCAGCAAGCGCTTGATTGTAAATTGTTTTAATGTCATTACTTGACAAGTTAGTGTTGAAGAATGTTGTTTGCCTACTATCCAATATTTTGAATAGAACCCTTTGTCTCCAATCATTCGCCTCTTTAAGATTGGCGCTCATGCTACTTTCTTTCCCTAAATCATCCAAGAAGAGAAAGTCAACTTTACTGAGCAGATCCACAGCATAGCTCTCTGTGAAGTCTCCTCTACCATTAAAGCTTTCTTCAATCTTATTGAAGAGAGCTGATGTTGAAATAAAGATCACACTTTTTGGATTCTCGCATTCTTTTGATTGTTCATTCAATGCTTTTGCCAAACCAATAGAAAGATGGCTTTTACCAATGCCAGGCGGTCCACTCAGGATCACATTCCCTGTTTCAAATTTCAGATAATCCCTCAGCATCTGTTTCATGAAGTTGAGAGCTTGCTCATTAGTTGAATTGTCTGCTGTATAATTCTCTAATGTCTTATCACTCAACTCTTGAGAATAGATGCTTTCTCTTTCAAATACTTTGTAAGTGTGAGACAAGAGGGCTTTGATTTTTGCTTCCTGTCTCAAAAGAGATTCCATCTTCAGGATTTCTTCTTTTTCGCATTCGGGACAGATCTCAATGATCTGTTCTGATCCACTGATCTTCACTTTTGCATGTTGGACCTGACAGCCATGTTTTTCACAAGATGTAATTTCTTCATTCATTAGAATCCCAACCTTTCATCTTGCTTCTGAACATTTTGCTGTTTAGGAATTTGCTGATTGCGGTATTTTTCAAATTTACTAGCGTTGAAGAGTGTGTCTGGTGTTAAGTATTTAGACATCTTTGTGTTGTCCTTCCACTCATTTGTCTTTACATCAATCACATATTTGAAGTCTTCAATTGTATAGTTCTCACTCAATCTTCCATTGATTAGTCTTTGAGTTGATTTGCTAGTTGGTTTGAAATGTGAACCAGTTTTCTCATTTAGATATTTGATGATTTCTTCATAGACATCTGATTGGGGCTTTTGCCCCTTATCTATATCTATATCTATATCTATATCTATATCTCCGTTGCCTTTTGTTGCAGTGGTGTTGCATTGCAACAGTTTTTGCGTCTCTCGATGCTTCCGAGATCTACGGGTGCTTGCTGTTTCACTACCTACCATCTCAGGAACTTGTTCAAGATTGAACTGGTAATTGTCTGATGTTGTCAACAATTTCTTCTTAGTTAAGAACATCAATGTCAATCTGATTGCTTCCGGATCCTCATCAATGATGAGTGATAATTCTTCAGCTAGATCTTCAGCTAATCCTTCAAAATACAGCTTCCCTTGTTCAGCTAGACTTGCAAGCATCATCTTCAAATAGATGATTGTGATCTCTTCTCCACCGGGAAGCTTTCTCATCAACTTCATTTCTTTGGAATTGAAGAAGTCATCTTTTAATTGTAACCAGTAATATCTACGGTTCTCAGTTACCATCCATTAGGCCTCCTTGTTTGCAAATTTTGCGTATTCTTTGAGGAAGAATAGCTGGACAGTCCCAAGGCTTCCATGCCTGTTCTTCTCAAGGATGAGTTCTGTCACATTGTCTGGTTCTTCTTGCTCATCACGCTTGTAGTAAGCTTCTCTGTAAAGAAAAGCTACTATATCAGCGTCCTGCTCAATTGATCCAGATTCCCTCAAGTCTGACAGTATAGGTCTCTTATCATTCCGTTGATCGACTCCACGAGATAACTGACTGAGAGCGATGACAGGGACTTTCAATTCTTTTGCTATGATCTTCAATTGTCTTGAAATTTCAGAGACTTCCTGTTGTCTGTTCTCTCTTCCTCTTCCTTCGATTAGTTGAAGATAGTCAATCACAATCAATCCTAAACCGCCATTTTCTTGAGCCAATCTTTTGGCCTTTGATCTAATTTCTGAAATTCTGATTCCTGCTGTATCATCAATGAAGATCTTCCCTTTTGCTAGTCGTTCCTGTGCTGAAATCATTCTGCGCCATTCGCTCTCAGAGAGATTCCCTGTTCTGACATGATACGATGGAATCAAGCCTTCTGCTGACAGCATACGCTCCACCAAGCTTTCTGCTCCCATTTCAAGTGAAAAGATTGCTACTGCTTTATCTGAACTTTTGGCCACGTTCTGAGCGATGTTCAGGGCAAATGCTGTCTTCCCCATTGCAGGCCTTGCAGCGATAATGATCAAGTTATCTTCGTGAAGACCTGTTGTGATTTGGTCAAAATCAGTGAAGCCTGTTGAAGTTCCTGTCACATCACCAACTTTCTGAGAACGTTCATCTAGAATAGACTGTGTTGAATCAATCACATCAATGATGGGCCTGAATCCTTTTTTTTGCTCGCTCGAAATTGTTGACAAATTCTGCTCAGTTTGAGAAAGGATCTCATTCAAGTCTTTCTGACCATCATAAACGCTTGAAATACTCTGGCTCAGGTCTTCAATGACTTTTCTGGCTCTTGATTTTTCAGCAACTACTTTTGAATAATGCTCGATGTGGGCGCTTGTAGGAACTGCATTGATCAGACTTGCCAGAAATGCCATCCCTCCGACTTGTTCAAATTGCCCACTAGAATCAAAGGCGGATTTGACAGATACGGGATCAATTGGATCTCCTTTATCTGATAGATCCTGCATAATGTTGAAGAGCATCCCATGAGATAGCTTGAAAAAACTATCTTTAGTCAGATATTCGGAAGCAATGTGAATCTTATCTGGATCAAGAAAGATGGAGCCTAACACAGCTTGTTCAGCTAATAGATCATGAGGCAGTATATTCATATTTTCTGCCATTTAACAGCTCCTATCTGCGGTAACCGAAGCGCATTGCTTCCCGTGCTTCTTGGATGCGTTGTTGTTCTTCAATCATTTTTTTGAGTTCACGTTTTGACTCTTTGCATCGTTCACTGATTGCGCTGATGATAATCATTTGGACCAAGATCACCATGATGAGTAAAGC